ATTGATTTTATTATGATCTACTTCCCTGAGATGTTTAATAGACCAGTACGTTTAGGTATATTCGCACCACAACGAGAGCAAGCTAAGACCGATTTTGATCGACTGAAAACAGCTCTTATGAAGACACAGCGAGTAATTGAGCAGGTTACAGGGCAAGAAGTAGCTGACAAAGCTAAAGAAGAGAGCAATGCGAACACTTTAGTGCTGGCTAATGGTTCATCGTGCTGGATATTCCCTGTCACAGCGACATCAAAGCCTGAATCGAAGTCACTTGATCTCATGATCTTCGAAGAGAGCCAAGACCTTGAGGATAGGATAGTCAAAGAACAGATCTGGCCAATGGGTGCTACAACGAACGCCCCACGTATTTATATTGGTACAGCAGGCACAAAGCTTTGCTACTTCCGCAAGGTAGGGCTTACATCAGAGGCACTTAAACTGTATGCAGACGCTATATCTGCGCAAAGACGAGTAATGTATGAGCAGACAGGCGATGCTACTCATCTTATCTATGAGCAGTATGTATCTAGTGAAGTAGAGAAACACGGATTAGAGAGTGATGAAGTACAGCGTCCATACTTCGGTAAATGGCTTATTGGTACGGGACAATTCTGTACTGAAGAAGATATTAATAAGATTGAGAGTGAACGCGGACGCACACACCATGAGAAACAGATGTGGTGCTTTGTAGGGATAGATGTAGCCAAGCATCCAGACTCTACTGTTGTCACTGTATTGCGTCATAACCCCGACACTAATAAGCGTGAGATTGTGAACTGGTTGGAGCTACGGGGCGAGAACTATAAGAGTCAGTACGATATCATCATGGACTTCATATCCCGTTATAAGGTACAGGCTATCGCGGTGGACTCGACTGGTATCGGTGATTTCTTGCCTGACCTGATCGCTGACGACTCACAGTGGGTGGATGAGAACAGTGGGTTATACCGTATCAAGTTCAGCCAATCATCTAAGTCTGACATGTATAAGAACCTCAAGGTGGTGGTGCGGGAGTTATTGACGACCCTACCTAAACTTAATACAAAAGAAGGAGCAAGGTTTCGAGAACAGATGCTCGACTTGCAGCAAGAGTACAAAGGTCAGTTCCTCACTGTTACCCACCCTGACGACGATAACGCACATGATGATTATTGCGACAGCTGGGCACTAGCTGAGTGGGCATTTGCCCTAGAAGTGGCTAACAATTTTGCTGATGTACACATAATAGAAACGAGTACAGATGTTCGACAAGATATTCAAAAAGAATCAGAACTCTTCGACCCCGTTACCTGGGGCGACTGAGAAGCTGACCGTATCAGACCTGTCACCTATTGGTGCAGGTGGCTTTTTGTCTAGCACCCCGTCTATCGGAGCAGTTGATTCTAAGCTCATGGACTACTATGAGGGCTGGGTCGCCGCTAACATCGACCGTATCGCCCTAGCTGTGTCGAATATCGAACTCAAGCTGTACAAGGTACGCACACTTGCCGCTGGTGCTGAACTCATAGAGATCGAAGAACACCCTGCACTCGACCTTATAGACAAGTTTAATGACTACACTGCCTCAGACGATGGTATCTACCTTACCTCAAGCATGCAGGACATCTTTGGCGACTGTTTCTGGTACGTAAACCCTAAGGCGGCGATTATCTACCTCATCCCATCCGATAAGGTGAAGGTCTACACCTCGGTAGATAAGAACGGTGCTACGCTCATCACTAAGTACGAATACACTGACACGATTGACGGTAAGAACGTAAAGATCAACTACAGTCCAGAAGAGATCGTGCCGTTCAAGAACCCTAACCCGAAGAACCCGATTCGTGGACTGTCTCGTATTGAGACGCTATTGCGTACCATCCAAACGGATATCAATGCAGAGGAATTCAACCGACGCTTCTTTATGAATAACGCTACGCCAGATACGGTGTTCTCTACCGACCAGAAGCTCAACACTGATCAGATAGCCCGTATAGAGAGCGAGATGAAGAAACGGTTTAGAGGCGTGCAGAACTCACACAAGACCATGATTATGTCTGGTGGGCTGACAGCTGCATCACTCAACACATCACAACGAGATATGGAGTTCTTAAAGCAACAGCAGTGGACACGAGACAAGCTGATGGCTGGGTTTGGTAATACCAAAGCTTCGTTGGGTATCACTGATGATGTGAACCGTGCTAACGCTGAGGCATCCATCTACCTATGGCTCAAGGAGTCAATCAAGCCACGTATGAAGCGGTTCGTGAATGCACTTAATGAGGCTTTTCTCCCTATCGTTGCACCAGGTGAGCCGCTGATCTTTGGTTTTGAAGACCCATACCCAGAAGACACCGCAGAAGACCTAGACCTGGCTACAAAGGGATACGGTAAGTGGGTAACTCGTAATGAGGCCCGTGAGATGTTCGGTCTTGACCCTGTAGACGGTGGAGATGAGTTCGCTAAGGAGCCAGACCCTAACCAGATGCCTCCTGCCCCGCAGTTGCCTGCTCCTGTGAAGAATGTATCCTATGTGAAGCACTTCCGACGTATCGGTATATACAAGGGTATTGAAAAGGCTAAACAGGCTGAGGTTAAGAAGGCTATGATCAAGGAAGTGAGTGGTGCGATTGCTGATGCTAGTAGGGATGCTGCTAAGGCTCTCTACAGTCATCCGCTCAAAGTTGTCGCCAAGACGGATGAGGTACGTGAGAGCCTTCACTTTACTAACAAGGAAGTATGGAAGTATCACAACGAGAAGATAGGTAAGATTGAACAGATCGAGACACGCTTCGAAGACCGTCTACTTAAGTTCCTCAATAACATGGAGATCGACGTACTTAAGGCCCTAGAGAACATTCAGGAGAAGGGCCTGACTAAGGTTGCGAACGATCCGCTCTTTGACCAGGAGACTATGGTTAAGAGCGGTGTTGACCTCTTCACCCCACTGTTTGATGAGGCATTGCTCATAGGAGGCATGGAAGCTCTTGCTCTCTTAGGGGAACAGCAAAACTATAAGCCGAGCATGAGTGCTGAGAAGCGCATCCGTACCAACGTAGAGAAGTTCACCGAGAGCATGGTATCTACTGACCGAGACAAGCTCATAGATATCATCGTGAATGGGTTCAATCAGGGTAACGGCGTAGACCAGATCAGTAGCGAGATACGTTCTGCCTTTGATACCTTCCGTAAGAACCAGGTACGCACGATGGTACGCACTGAGATCCTCCGTGCTGCTAACGCCGCTAGCGTAGATGTATACCAGCAGAGTGAGGTAGTAGTGGGCAAGCAGTGGCTTACAGCAGAAGACTCACGTACTTGTTCCCTCTGTGCCCCACTGAACGGTAAGATCGTCGGCAAGAGTAAGCTCTTCTTTAAGAAGGGTGCAGTCGTTGAAGGAACAGATGGTACTGCTATCACCCTAGATTACGAGTCTATCAGTGCCCCACCGCTCCACGTATCATGCCGATGTGATGTATTGCCTGTACTATTGGACTCAAAGAGTGCTACAAAGGACACGATTAAGGATCTCAAGGCTAAACTTAAGGCTAGTGAAGACGCAGTTGTCGCTAGTGAGGCTGAAAAGGCTGAGATAGAGAAGAAAGCCAAGCGTTTGGCTAAGAAAAAGGACAAAGAGCTAGCGGAGGCTAAAGAGTACGCAGCTGAACTGGAGAAGCTCGTCGATGAGCCAGAATAAGCTCAAAATAGCCAAGATCAAGGCTAAGAGACAGAAAGTTAGACAAGACGCGTCTGAGACTATCCTACGTCGCTTAGAAGAGGCTGTAGAGGGGCTCAAGAGCCACAAAGTTGAGGTAGATACAACCAAGCTCGAGACTATCGTTGGGGAGTTAGAATTGTCCCCTACATTTAAGTCTGGTGATGTGATTGTGGATACAGAGATATTCTCCAAACAGATAGCTGAAGTGAAGGGTATACTCTCGCAGAAGAAGGTACGCCAACCAAGCGAAATCAAGCAGCCGCTTGAAGACCTCGTAGCAGCACTTAAGCTCAAGCCGTCGCAATCCCCAGAGGAGTTTGTGCCGTACCGTCGTGTAGTGAAGGTGGGCAATAGACTACAGTTTGATGACTACATCCCATCTAGTAGTAGTCATGGAGGAGGGTCTACAAGTGAAGGGGGAGGTAGCTCGGCCTCTCAGGAGCCGTTCCGTCAGACGGATAGGTATGGTATACAGGCCATATCTGACGACGGGACGTATAAATACTTCTTTTTTGAGGCCGACGATGCAAGCTACTACATCCTTCGCAAGACTTCGGCCACTAGTGTTTTTAAGTATACTAAGGGCACAGGTGGTTACGCCGCTGTGTATGTAGATAGCACCCATGGACCCTCTGGCACGCCTACGTGGGCCGACCGTGGGGCAACATTCTAACGAATTATAAGGAGTAAACAATGAAAGCAGTTATTACAAACGCATCTGAAGTACGCATAGATGGTCAGCAATCCGTATCGTATGACATCTTGGATAAGGACAGTGTTGTTGTCAGCTCCACGCTGGACGGCGATGTTGATAGTCTGAGGGGACAGATTAAGCAGGTAGTCGAAGAATACGAACTCAAAGCCAAGAGCAGTAAGCGCCTCAAAGAAGGGGACATTATTTCCTAATGGCACGCAAGACCTACAACGGCAGCACGTGGGACGATATGGTTGGCTCAACTGCCATATCGTCCCTGACGAACAACGTGACCTTT